CAAGAAAAGGAGATCCCGTGAGGATAACCAGTAAAATAACGGAAGGTTGGGCGGGTTCAAATTACTGTGGTATATGCACAAATGATCTATATAATAGCAGGAAGCCGGAATTTTAAGGATAAGGAGACATTTTTCTTCTCAATGCTGGATCATAGAGCGACTGTGTCCAAAGTTGTTAGCGGGTGTGCGCTTGGCCCAGACACATGGGGTGAAGAATGGGCCGAGATGGAAGGCATAGAGGTAATCAGGATGCCTGCAAACTGGACCGATCACGGAAAATCGGCCGGTCCAATCAGAAACGCGGAGATGGCAGATATTGCCGACGTGCTTATAGCCTTCTGGGATGGTGAGTCAAGAGGCACTGCAGACATGATCAAGAAGGCGCTAAACAAAGGACTTGAGGTTCACGTATACAGGGATAGTAAATGAAGGACTACAATGAACTGACGGGACGCGATATTCAGGAAGCTTTGTTTGGGTTTTCGGTGCCATGCCAAAGAATTGTGCAGTCAGATGAAATGAAGAAATTCAGGGAAGATATAGGACGTGAAGCCTTGGATGATGTTTGGCTAGAGGAATTAAAAGAGAGAATCCCTATATTTAAACTAAAAACATGAGCTTACTTAGCCGCGTGCAGTCCTTCTTCGGGTATGCCGATACGCCAAAAGAAATAGACATCATATCCGAAAAGGCCCAGATTGGCGAGATGAGACAGGTGGAACCGCCGTTTCCATTGTATTCAAATCATCTGATCAGAGGTTCGATTCTCGGTATAAGCGATCACGAGTCAATCACCGAGAGGGAACAAAGGCTTGCCTGGCGTGGTGTTTTCTCAACGTGTGTGCAAATGCGTGCCAACGAGATATCAAAGGCGCTATGTAATGCACAGGTGAAAAGGAAGCTGAGCGACAAGGAGTTCGAAGACGTAGAAGAAGACCACCCCTGGAAACTTCTCTGGGAAAATCCCTCGATGAACTATGACAAGTTCTTCTTCTTTGAGCAGGTGAGCAAGCTTCGGGATTTTGGCAAGGGGGCGTATTTGGCTGTATTTCGTGAAAGTCAGTTCCAGGTTGTAGAGTCAATGGAGATCGTGTATCCGTACTTCGGCGACATGCGCGTTTCGGGTAATACCAGTGGTGGTATCGATGGTTTCGTGTTTACGAGCAATGGCGGTACAATCCAGGAGATTCCGCGCAAAGAGATGCTATGGATGAGGCATGGGCACCCGGTTACACCTTATGAGTCTTCTTCACTCATAATGAGAGGTACCTACGAGTCGGATATCAGCCTGTTTCAGTCCGTCTACATGCGAGATATGTCGAAAGAGGGTAATATTCCTCATGTGTACGCAACTAGTGATCAAGATGTAACACCAACTCAAAGGGATGATCTTGGAAGACTCCTTACAAAGGAATATCGTACGGCGGGCGTAAGCAATAAGAAGACCCTTTTCTTGGGTAGTGGCACCAAGCTTGAGACCATAGCCATGTCGCCCGACGAAATGCAGGCGATTGATTCTATTGGTCTGAACAACAACCAGATATACATCATATGCGAATTCCCGCCTGAAATGTTCGCTGAGAATGGCACCCTGGCAAATAGCAAGGAGGGCCGGATGAAGTGGCTTCAGAACTCGATCCAAAAGGAAGTGGACAAGCTGTGCATGTCCTTCACGCATCAACTCAAGATAGCATTTGGCGCTCAGGAATCGGATCTGTGTATCGTGCCTCCTGATGTTGTGCCCAAGGATCCATTGGAACTACAGAGGGTCAGAGAGATACAATGGAGAACAGGGCAGCGGAACGCCAATGACTTCCTAATGGAGGATGGTATGGAGACGTACCCAGAGGGTGATCTATACTTTGTTGGAGGGGGTGTAAGGCCAGTGAGAGATCTTGCCCAAGAACCAGAAAACGAAACGGAGACAACGGTAGATGAAGAACTTTAAAGTAGGTGGCAATATATTTTCTTTGGTTGAATCTATTCAAAACCTTGAAGGTGCTGAGTCAATAATGAAATTGGTTCAGAATACAATAGAGTCTGCATTTCCGGAAAATGACGTACAAAGAAAAGTAGAGCACATAAGAAGGCAATTAGTGCATCTAATAAGTGACATGAGAGCTGAAGTAGGTAGAATAGGGGCAGTCACAAGAGATCTTGAAGAGGGTGTAGATGTTAGCGCTAAGGTGGCAAATCAGCCATGATATCCACTAGATACATAAACGTGGCCAAAGATCTAGCTTGGGCAAAACGATGATCAGCAAGTACGCCAGGGTGCATATAGAGGGCATATATGGAAGCATATTGTCTATAGATGACACGAGATCTGAAATAGAGTCTTTGCAGAAGGGGATATCTGCACATGAAAGAGCGATAGATAAACGGATAGACGACGTAATGCGAGATGCTCAGCTCCCTATTGAAGATGAGATGCTTCGCATATTCGAAGAGCAGGAAGAGGAGGTACTTAGGAATCTGGAGCAGTTTAGATCCACAATAAACAAAGAGTTTCATGACAGGGGCGGATATGGACCCTTGCCAAATGCGGAACTTAGGCAAAGATTCCTCACGGCCGATAGCCTGATGGATTTTCCACGTTGGATCGGCGAGACGGCTTCTAGGCTTGCTGGATACGTGAGAGGTACGATGCAGTCCGCTTGGTGTTTAGGATATGCTCTAATAGGCCAAGAATGCACCGACGAAATACTTGAGCAGTATGTACAAGAAGTGATCGATACGCTCACACCGCTCAACGAGGAGATCACAAGGACGTCAAAACGCAAGATAGAAGAGCTGGTACATGAGGCGATCAGTAAAGAGAAGTCAATCGATGAGATCAAAAGCGACTTCTTCGAACTGTTCGCCTCATGGAAAAGACATCGGCCGCACGGCGTAAGCGTATTTAACGTGACGTATCCGTTTAACAATGCGCTCTTCAGGCTGTATCACAATGCAGGTATCGAGTTTAAAACATGGGTCACGCAGGGCGATGAGAAGGTGCGGACAGAACACGCAGAGGTAAACGGGGTAGTTGTCCGGCTTCATGACACATTTGTCGTAGGGGGAGCCAGGATGCTGTATCCTGGTGACTTGTCAGTGATTGCTACACATCCACACCTGCTTTTCGGATGCCGATGCAGTCACAAGCCTGTACTTGATCCGAATTTCCCTAATGTATAAATCCCTGTAATTGATTACATTACATGCACTACTAATAGATAATTAAGCATGTAATTAGAATGGGTGCCAATAAAGAAGCCTACGCGATGCACGATGAGATGATCTCTCATCTTCCTCTTGATGCATTTCAGAGACTCAGGACATCTCCCCCCCGAAACCATATTTGACACAAAGCAGCTTTTTGATAGTCAGCCTCTTCAGTTTGATGATCAGGAAGTGTCGGGAAGTGGTACAAGCAGTTCGCATTCCGCAGATACGGCATCTACGACTATATCTGTATCAGCATCTACGGCAGGAAAAAGGGTCAGGCGCACGTTTAGGCGATTTAACTACGAGTCAGGTAAGAGTCAACTTGTGTTTCTTACAGGTACATTTGGCGCAGGTGCATCCGGAATAACCAGAAGAATAGGGCTTTTCGATGACGATAACGGCATCTTTATAGAGCAGAATGGTACGGATATATACGCGGTCGTAAGAAGCAAAGACACAGGATCTGTTGTAAACAACAAGATAGTCAAGGGTGACTGGAATACGGACAAGCTAGACGGATTAGGCGATAGCGGGTTTACCTTGGATTTGTCGAAGAGCCAGATAATAGCTATCGATTACGAGTGGCTAGGTGTTGGCCAGGTAAGGATAGGTTTCGTCATAGAAGGCAAGGTAGTTATAGTTCATAAATTCATGCACGCCAATTCTAATGAAGGTGTGTATATGTCAACGCCGAATCTGCCTATATGCTACGAGATCGAAAACGATGGAACGGGAGGCGCTGCATATCTTGAGCACATATGTGGAACGGTGATAACAGAAGGTGGGACATTTAATACTGGAATAGACCATTGGGTATCCACAGGTGATACGCATGTAGATGCGAATTCGGCTGATACACTGTATGCTGTTGCGGGTGTCAGGCTCAAGTCTACACACCTGGATGCCGGGGTAGTCATAGATTCTATTAACGTACTCGGACTCAATAATCCAGATTACGAATGGGTTCTAATGAGAAACCCAACTGTTGCGGGTACTTTCACCTATAGCGGTGTAACGAATTCGGCAATAGAAACAGCTTTTGGCGCAACTGCAAACACGATTACGGGCGGGCATGCGTTGTTAGGTGGATTCGGTGCAGGCAATAGCGGTTCAGGAAAGATACAGCTTGCTGGCACCAACTGGCTAGGCGCGGCAATCGACGGAACACCTGTAGAATTAGTACTATGCGTAAGACCATACGCTAATAATGCAGACATCCAGGGAGGCATGATTGTCAGAGAAATGACATAAGTGCAACAAATCTTTTTCATGCGTGTATGTATCAGTGGAACTATTAATTAGACCAATGGAGACAATGATGGATGTAATCAGAAAAATAGACGACCAGAGAATAGGACTTGAGCTTGCTGGTGGTACGCCAAGACACCTGATAGTGGACCCGGCTGTATTTAAGAGTTTGTATATGGACCATGTATTCGATTGGCCTTCGGATTTAAGGGAAACAATAGAGTTTACAACAATAAACGGTGTTGTCTATTCATCGAACATATTTAGTATTGGCTGGCTCAAGGTGTATATTAGAGGTCTAGCGGTATCATTGGAAGACAATGCACTAGAAGTAACAGAATAAATAAAGGAGGCAACAATGATTGAAAACCTAAACGAAAACCAGAAACTACGACTTATCAACTTAGTCAACGAAGGCAAGCAGTTTCTTCTTGATAACCTGGCAATGAGGCACCTTGGGTGGGAGATATCACAGAATCCGAGGGGACCTTACGCCTATGTAGACCAGAATGGCTGGTCATACAACAACATAGGTGCCGTTAGAAGATTGCTCGACCTGGGCATTGACGTGCTCAAGTACCTCGGAATATGGTTTACAGGAATGCCACATGCCAGCAAATCCGGAAACGATAAGGATGCATGATGAGCTTGTAGATTCGGTAAACGAAGTAACTGAAGCCATCGAAAACAAGGAACTGCCATGCGAAAAGAATTCGACGCATCAAGAAATATCGATGTTCTTCGCATTCTTATTGAGCGTGCTATTCTTAGCGTGGCTTTGGAGGCGTCGATGAGGCAGGATAATAGAGATGGCACGGTGCTCTCCCCTGTGCATATGGCAAAGATGGAAACTGAAAGAATAATCAATTGGATACAAAAGAAAGATGATGCATAATGCGCCTATAGACATAATTCGCGAGTTCAGCATAGATAGATACGATGTGAGCATATATGGCCCAAGTAATCATGAAGAGGGCAGAATTACTCTTGATATAATGAGGGCCACGGACGACGAAAGACGAAAATTTGTGAATTCAGGAATCGCGACAGGCTGGTCTTTTGATACACCTGAATCGGCTGAATTATGGGCAAGACATGAGCTTAAAACTATAATCAGGGAAACCAAATGACAAACAAAGAGAAACTTGAAATACTAAACAAGAAGGGCGCGAGTCTAGGTAGAGCACAGGGTATATACATGATATTCGCTATCATAACCGCATTGGTGCCATTTGTAGCCCCCGAATACAGTACGTTTGTGCCTTTTGGCGTAAGCGCGTTCGTTTTGGCTTGGTTTGGGATAAGTCGCGCAGCAGGAGAAGTAACACCTGTTCTAAAGTCGCTATACAAGGAAATAAATAAAGAGCTTGATGACAGGGACCTCATGAAAAAGTACAACTACGGATTGTACGGAGGTGCGCCGCCTTTCGTGTGGGCCATGTTTTACGCGCCTCACGGCACAAAAAGAAGCTTCAATAGGTTCTGGGCGCTACTTAGCTATCCTTTGGTATTTACGCTGATTATAGCGAGTGCTGTGATGACCATAAATGGCGAAAACCCATACCTGTACATACCCCAGTCGATAGCTCTGGTGACATCGTCAATATTTATAATTAAGCTATGGGTAAACAGGATAAAGGCTATTTAATGGGTACAAGACGCGGTTTTCTAGGCAAGTTGCTGGCTATTCCGTTTGCGGCTAAGGCTATTGATGAGATAAGGGAGATCCCTGAGATTGCCGAAGAAATAACCGAGTTACCAGATCCAGGGAGTTATTCGGAATTCATATGTGGTATAACTATAAGTTTCTCTGAGCTCAACAGGAACGCCGAATCTAGCTTGAGGTATATAGACTTAACTAAACCAGAAGCAGGCGATCTTGAGTCGTCGGGAGATAACGATGAACTATGACAAAGTAACAAAGGTTGATGGTACGGAGTGCTACATTGTTCCGAAAGACGCGTTTCTAGAGATGCTAGACGAGAGAGAAAACCTTAAAATTGAGGTTAATGGACTGCAAGATGCAATGACTCATAAGGACATGGAGTTGTCGCACCTAAATGAAAAGGTCGATGAACTTATAGGTATTTTGCCTGAAGGCATGGCACATAAGCATGTAGCTGCAAAAAGGATCCCTGTGCACGAGAAGTATGTTAGCAGGATAAACGAACTTCAGCTTGACTTACGAGAAGCCACTGACGCTCTATGCCGAATCAACCACATAACTGAAGGATGGAGGCCGGGTGACCCAGAGGAATTGAAATACGAGGCAACCGATGAAATATAGACTGCTCATACTGTTCTTATTATTGTGCTCATTTGGCGCTTACGCACAGGATTCAACGACGATATCACACGAGCTCGGTCCAGGCTACATGGGTCTATTCGACACGTTGAGTATTGACTTCCGAATGAAAGAGCCAACATCGAGCATTGAGGGAAGGCTTACATTCAACAGCAGCAAAATGCTTCTTGTGGGCATGCTTCTTCCATCCAACTCAGGGGATCTCGGCGGGGTTTTGGGATATTCTAACCCCGGGCCATTCTCGAAGGATACGACAATCTTCTCTCTTGCATGGGCAGTTGCAACCCTTGATGTAAATGATCTTCGTTTCGTGTTTGCGCCAATTGGCACGGGTGATCATACGGCGGCATTGTCATTCCTTGAGTTCGACGAAAGAGAGCCAGCCAATGATGGAATCATGTATTACCCTATGGAGTCGGAGGTATTGCCGCTTGCAGAATTCCCCGGATTTGTGGATCTGGATACCTATATTGAAAAGCAGGAGGCGTGCGACTACATACGAAACTGGTACTGGCCTAACGCGCTAAGGGGTGATGCTTCAGGTAATGGGGATGTGTCATCATTTGACGCATCGATCATACTTCAGCTTCAGGCGCTACTCATAGATGATCTTCCTGATCCGTCGTATGAGATTGAGCTTCCTGTTTTTTGTGATTAAAATATATTGTCATGGCAAAGATAGAATCAGAGATAACCACGGTTATGATAAATCCTGAAAACGGCCATACAGAGGCGTTTTGCGATGGTGTGGAGATACCGCTTCAGCATTCGGATGATATGGTTAATTGGACATTATACGATAAGTCAGAACCGCTTAAAAGATACGTCAAGCCAATGCTGATGTTTGTCGCTAATGATCCCTTAAATATAAATACCAATGCCAAAGAAGAAAAGTAAACCCAAAGAGCAGAAGCCCTACGTAGTCATAGGTATGGCGACTATCGAGAGCAGATATGAATCCATGCTCGATACGGTAAAGAGCCTTGAGGGACAGTACGACGAATTGCATGTATATTGCAACGATTACGAATGGGATCCAAATGATCAGGGATTTGATAGCAATGTCTATATTCACTATTCACCAGACGGAGATTTAGGCGACAGTGGGTTTATGTATCCGTTTGTTTCACATAAGATAGGTGAAGATAAGGGTGTTAGTAACACTAATGTGGCTATTGGTGCTTATTGTTTCATCGTAGGTGACGACATCATATACCCTCCCGATTACGTCGAGACGATGATATCAGAGCTTAAGCGCGTAGGTGAAGACAAGGTGATAAGCCTGCATGGTCGTCGTCAGTTCTCACCGCTTGAGTCGTACTACAACTCCCTGAAGCCTGTCGATGCATTCAATGGGCTTCGTCATGTGCCGATAGACGTAAATGTAACTGTGCTAGGAACGGCGTACGCATGCTGGCACTCATCTATCATCGAGTTTTCGCAAGACGACTTTCCTCTTGAATGGAATGGACTCAACACAAAGAACATGGGAGACATCTGGTTCAGTAAGAAGCTCCAGGAGGCCGGTATTGAACGCGTAGTTGTGGCTCATAAGGCCAACTGGGTGCAGCATACGACAAAGATTGATAGGAAGAGCTCCATATTCGCAGCAGGCAAGAAAGACGACTTCGTGCAGACTAGGTTGTTTAACTCTGTGAAGTGGACGATATGAGAAAACTAACCCCAGCCGACAAGGCAATCATATTTATCATAATAGCAATCTTCGCAGCATTTATTGGTGTGGTGATGTCATCATGAAATCCAGAAGACAAATAAACCGGGAAACAGCACTAATTGTGGTGGTCGGGATAATTGTGACCCTGATAATTGGATTTGCGCTAACATCATGAAAAAATTAGAAGACCTTGAAAAAGAATATGATAAATCCATGAGATGGATGGTAATAGGTGGCATCCTCATGGCGATAGGGGCCTTAATGCAAATCATTGGCGCATTAATGAGGGGAAGTATTTTATGAATCTGGGATTACTCACATGCATATGGGGCAGGCCGCGACTTACGGAGCTGGTGCTTAGGCATTACGATCAGGTTGATCTATGTAACAGGATGCTTGCGTTCAGCAGGCTGGATGATCTTGCTGCTCTTGATAATGCTGGATATTGGGATACGGTATGTCATAGCAATGAGCCACTATCGGGCAAATGGAATGCCGGAATGAAAGCATTTTATGATCTTGACGAGCCATTAGATGGGGTAATGATAGTAGGATCCGACGATCTGGTTACGCCAAGTTACATCGATGCCGCTAAATACCTGTTAGAAAGAGGTGCTGACTACATATTCCTGCCCTCGCTCTACTTCTACAACCTGCAAGATGGTAGGATGCACTACTGCCTGGCCGAAAGACTGGGATTAGGCCGCGTTTTGTCTCGTCGCCTGCTAGATATGCTTGACTGGAAACCCTGGCCTGACGGCTTAAACAAAGGCCTTGACGGTGCTATGTGGGAGAAGATTAAAGATCTGAAGGAAGTAAACATCGTTAAGCTAGATCTTCAGACCTGCAAGAAACTGGGAATCGCTGCAATGGACATAAAGGGATCGGACAACAACCTGTGGGGGTACGACGAAAGCGTGTATTCCCTCATGTGCAGTGAAGTTAAAGATCCGGCTTCTGTACTGGATAAGCACTTTTCCTCGGTAAAAGATGAACTATTAAATTGGAAACATCATGACATTGTCGGTTGACAGAAATACGTTCCCCTTGTATCTACCTGAGTTAGACGCATGGACAATGATTCCTGATGTAGAGATGTTCAGGAATGCGGATTCAATCAAGTTTACGTTTTACCCTAATATTCCGTGTACATGGACAGTAGATGGTGTCGTGATTGATGCTACACTCAATCTACAGGGAAGTAAGGACCTATCCGGCATACTTAGCTGGGATTTTGGGTTAAACCCATCTGACTTAAATAACATTTAGGAGGATATAATGGGATTCATAAAAAAGATTAGGCGCTGGGGCATTTGGAAATCAAAGCCCGCGCGGTTCATTAGAGGCATTTTCGTCAAAGCTGCAAAGGATGAGGTAGAAAAGATCAAGTGACAGAAGTAATTGCATACACGGGACTAAGCGAGGAAAACAGGCAGGTTCTTGACGGTGCGATGGGACAGATAAGCAGCAGGATAACGGTTGAGAGATTGTCAGACAAGATACCGGCCATAGGGCAGATACGGGACCTGAATACGGAGCTGCTCAGAATACTCCATCATACCTACGTGCTTCTCGTGCAAAGAAATGAGCTTAGGCTTGTAGTCGACGAGGATCGCAAGAACAGGTACGGGCAGACAGAAGATGAGGCATTAGAAGAAATTAACGGACTTTTAAACAACATAGCTGGCAATGTAGCCAGGTGGATGTGATGCCAAAAGCAAAAAAGGAACAGCTCGAAGAATTGGTGTCAAAGGATGGTAGTTTGGTTGACAGGCTTTATAAGTGCCAGTCAATGATCGCGAAGATGTGCAAGGAAGGGAGGCCGCCTAAAATGTCAGTTCCTGTACGATGGGATGACGAAGATTTTTATATCTGCCAAACAGTAGAGGATGCCATAAACGAAATAGAGTCAAAGGCGTAATGGACTTTCTTGAGTACGCATACACAGCTTTCTTCTGCCTAGTTGGTCTAGCTTTTGCTATCGTACTCATAGAGTTCTATAAGTCAGCCAGAAAACACAGGAAGCGATGAGTAAATGGAAATCAATTGAAACAGCGCCTAAAGATAGGCCAGTTTGGGCATATAGGCCGAAGGAGAATGATGTACTCGTAATGGAGTATTACGACACGGATTATCACCGCGGATGGTATATAAGCGGAAATGAATCAAGGCAATGCCCGTCTAAGTGGTATCCGTTTTTTAAACCCGATCCTCCTGAGATAGAATGAAAATATCCGCCTGCATGATAGTAAAGGATGAGGAGGAGGTGATTGAGAGGTGCCTTGAGTCAATCGTTGATCATGTTGATGAGATAGTATGTCTAGATACAGGCTCTACAGACAAGACTCATGACATAATGCACGCTTACGCTGAATGCGTCGAACATTTCTATCCTTATTTCATGGATTGGAACGGCTCATTCGCCGACATGCGCAACAAGTCGATGGATCTTGCAACGGGTGATGTGCTGTTCATCATAGATGCCGACGAGTACGTAGAAGAGCAGGATTGGAAACAGGTACGCGACATGATCGAAACGCCGGACTTCATCGTAGGCATGGTTCAGGTGATGAACGTCACGTCAAAAGGCCCGGTACTTGGCGAACGTGTCATGCAGCCCCGGTTTTTTATCAACACGCCTGAGATCCGGTACAAATACGCGATTCACAACCAGATTGACGATGCCTACATTGCCTATGCGAACAAGTACATGGAAGAGACCGGTAACCCGGCTCTAGTTGTAGGCGTGCCGTTTGAGATCATGCATACAGGCTATGAGTTATCTCCGGATGAGACAAAAGCCAAGTATGAATCCAGGGTGCAGATATGTAGGGATGAGCTAGAGAAGGCCGAGGAGAACGGAAATAAAAGAGATGAAGCGTACTATAAATACCAGCTTGCGCTATTCCTTACGATGCTAAACATCGATGACGAGTGTTTATTTTTGTGGGATGATATCGAATATGAGAACCTGAATGTATTCAACAGATGGTACGCCAAATACATCGCATCCCGCGCATTTCTCAGGCAGGGCCAGTGCGAAGAGTGCGATAACAACGTAGAAACGCTCTACCGGGCACTTGGTCATGCATGCGGCATGTTCGAAGCCCTGCACGCACCTCAGACAGGACACCAGGCACTTGCAGAAGAACCGGCAACCTGGATGATTACGGGCGTGATACTCATTGAACTCGGACATGCATCCGGAGATATATCGATAGCTAATGACGGAATCGTGATGCTGATAGAGGCGTTCATACGGGCATTTGCAGCACCTCAAGGAGTCAGGTGTGTAATAAATATACCAATGCTTTATAATGACATAAAGAACCAGTTCGCTAAAGAGTCGCTCGAATACGGCATGCTTGATACGACGGATCTTAAGAAAGCGGTGAACAACGCCCGAGAGATCCAGAAGTCAATGGTAGCATTCGATGAGTCTCTCTTGGACCTGGTTCATACGGAGTATTTAAAATGAAAACAGAGACGCATAAGGGTCATACGATATATTTCTATGGTGATGGACCCTATGAAATTGATATCAGAAAAGACAGGACTGAAGAGGACATTAAGAATAATGTATATAACAACACGTTTTCTATTCCATATGACATGACGTTTAAGTCAATGGAAAAGGCTCGTAAATATGCAAAAGAAAGAATTAAACAAGGTTGGTAAAACATGGGACTAGGAATTGTTGTAGTATCCAAAGAAGACGAGAAGGATGTAGCGAGTCAGCTATCCCTCATAGGCACGATTAAAAAAACTCAGCCCGGCAAAACCAGTGATGTAAAAGAGTACATTATGGACTGTTCTTTCTTCAGGCCGCTAAGCGATGATGAAGATATTCCATATTACAGCATAACGATGGATCGAGGAGAAAAAGGAGCAAAAGTAGGAAGTATCGAGGAGATTAAGTGATATCATCTGACGACGGCGTACTGGATATAATGACAGAGGTGAACCGGAAACGCGCTCGCCTTTTTGCCTTATTGTGTCAAGGAAAGATCGAAGAATACACCGTGAGAAAAGAGGGAAACATTATCATATTCAAGTCGTCAGAAAAGGTAGTTAGAACTATAGTTAAATTAAATGGAGACAGCGATGATAGACCTATTAGGAATAGTGTCAAACGAAATAATTAGAGTTGCCGCAGACGCTGATGGCGTAACGTTTTACACCAGAGGAAGCGCCGTCAGATGTGACTTCGACAACCCTTCTTTTGGTCCTTTGTTGGATGGATGCTTAAGCGGATCTAAAGCAGCTATCTTGGATCTAAAGAGGGTGAGAGACAATAAAGAAGAGGTCACTGAAAAGGAATGATTTGTATCCTTTCGGAACATTTAGTACCTCATAATTCAAGTAATAATATGGAGACAACAATGGAAAAACAATGGCAACCAATAGAAACAGCCCCATCAGGTAAAGAGATTCTCATTGCAACATCTGGACAGGAGATGTTTGTAGCTGAATGTGACTCTAAGGGGTGCTGGGAGGTATGGGATGGAGATAATTGGCACGAGATACAAATAGAAGTCCCTACTCACTGGATGGAATTACCCTCATTTCCTGATTAGTTTGCAGGACTGAGGAACATTTAGTACCTTATGTGAGATGAAGTAACAGTGATATTTAATGATGGAGTGCGCCAAGACCCATTTGGCGTACGCCGAAACGCAAGGGCGGATACCTATACTGGTGTTCGCTCTTTTTTATTATGCCAGAACTTCTAGAATTAGAATCACCTCAGATTGGCGAACGCCGTGATATGTCTCTCAAGACAGAGATCCGGCAATCCGAAAAGGATGAGGATGTATTTACGTTCATTATATCGAGAGAAGAAGAAGATCGCCACGAAAGCCTTGTTGTTGTTGATGGTATCGATGTATCTCACTTCAAGAACAATCCTGTTGTACTCTTTAATCACAATTACGACCGGGTTATCGGGAAAGCTTTCAACATCAATGTTGTAGGCAATACGCTTCAAGCCCAGATGAGGTTTGATACTGACGAGTTTAGCCAGGAGATTAAAGGAAAGGTGGAGCGTGGCATGCTGAACGCAACGTCCATTGGCTTCATCATAAATGAATGGACCTTTGAGGAGGACACTGATCTATTCAAGATCGTCCGAAGTGAGCTTCTAGAGTTCTCTATTGTAACCGTTCCTTCGAACAGAAGTGCTTTAATTATGAGAGATGCCCAAATCGACAGCTTAACTAAATCAGTTGAGAAGCTAACCATTACAGTTGAGCGTCTCTTGAAAGGAAATAAAGAAGGTGACAGTGATGTCACTGGATTAAATAGGAATGATCAAGCGAATCAGCTAGATCCCGCCGAAACCTCTAACCAAGACGGTGATGCCACCTTGGCTGAGTTAAGTGAGGCAGGGGGTTCTGTACCCGCTGAAGCTGAAGCAGTAGCCGAAGCCGAAGAAGATCAAAGCCGTGATATAAATCAGCTAACACAAGTCGAATTTGATGAACTATGGAAAATGACTAAATCCGCAGTTCGAAGGCGACTAGGAAAAGAATAATATCATGCCTAATACATTAGCTCCTGATACCAATGTGGATCAGGAAACAGTAGATACGTCTACGCGGGATGCTGCTATCCAGGCTATGATTGATGCTCATCTTGAAAGAGAGCTTCAGTCTCAGCCAGAGCAGTCCGAAGGCATTCAGGTTAACCCTGAAGCCGAAAGGGGTGCAGAGAATCCACTGCCAAGTGCAGGCGGAGAGCGCGTAACCAAGTGGGATGTACGCGGATTCCGGTTCATTCAGTCGGCTGCCGGTATGCGAACCTCTGATTACGGGCTCCGTAGCAAGTTCTCGACTATGCACGGCGAAGCGATTCGTCAATACATGGTGATGGCTGACTCTCAGCGCGACGAAGAAATGACAGAGGCTCGCTCTATCGTTCAAGATGCCGTTGATGATCGCCTGATTACCAAAAAGGCCGCAAAACGCATCCTAAATCTACTGAATGATCCTGATGAGCGTCAGTTTCTAAGTGATGCTCGTACCCATTCGGGTCTGACGGCTCCGGCTGGAGAGTTTTTGATACCTAAGCCGATGCTGGCGACCATATATACTCATATCGAGGAGTATGGCCTGGCGCAGAGGCTTGCGACAAACATTACGCTCCAAGGCCCCGGCAATTCAATTGATCTCAATTCAATTGCCACGGCTCCTACTGCTACATGGGTGGGTGAAAACGAACTCTTTAGTGAGTCTGATCTTGCTCTCGGGCAGAATGTGCTCACCGTCAAGAAGCTTGGTGTAGTATCCACTATTACCCGTGAACTGGATGAGGATAAGCTTATTCCTCTGATTCCTTCGTGGCTCGCCAAGGTAGGTGAAGATATCGCGCTCAAGATTGATCAGTCTTGGCTAATTGGCGACGGAACGTCTACCTACGGTCAGATGGTAGGTCTGTGCAATATGACGAGCGTGCAGAGCTTTACCGCTGGCGCGAGTGATCTTGCACCTGCCGATATCGTTGAGAACGATTTGGATCAGGTAGTAAGACTGCTTACGACCGGTCGGCGACAACGTGCGCAGTGGATCATGGCGCGTATCCTGTGGGATTATGTACGCAAGTATGAGTCTACAGTTGGCTCTCGTATTGTTCAAGAAATGCTTACTACGCTGCCTGTGAAGTCATACGACGGATTCAATGTCAATATGTCTGAAGCTTTGGATAACACCAATGGAGACGTTGCTAACCGCGACTATGCGATCCTCGGCGATTTCTCTAAGAGCTTCTTTGGCACAAAGCGGGGAGTAACTGTTGAGACCTCTACTGAAGGCGTTCTCTCTAACTCGTCTAATCAGGTGACTTACAACGCATTGCAGCAGGATGGTATGATCATCAAGCTGTCGCTTCGCGTAGGGCATCAGACACCGACAGGTTATCAGGACTCATTCGCTGTACTTAACGCTCCGGCATCTTAATAGGAGGAAGTATGAATAGCCCAAAAACAAAACCTCAAGTAAAAGTAAAGTCTGCTCCCAAGAAAGCCGTAGCGCCAGGCGAAGTGACCTATAAAATGGTACGGCCCGGACGAACGGAAGGAAAAAGCGGAAAAGTGTACGAGCATGAACTAAAGGTGACTAAAAACGCCGATGGAAAGCCTGTGCATAGTTACTTTTGCACTGTTGAGAAAGGAGAGTTTGATCACCTGTTCTACGCCGAGAAAGACGACAGTGGACGGGAGGTACTCAAGAGTAAGCATATAGTGGTAAAGGCGTAAAGGATGTTCCTGGCTACAGGACATCCGCTATGCTGAACAATTATAATACAAGATAAATCATGCCAACTAATCAAGACTTAGACAACAGGACCAGATCCT